TTTCTTGTTGAAAGTTTGATCTGTTAAATGCTGTGTACATTGCTTCTGTAGATGCTTCTAACCAAAGTTTTGCTTCATCTTCATTATCAATTTCCACATCCTTAAATCTTAAAGTAAACCAAGGTGTAGATGGGTTTGTAAGCATACCATGTAATGACGCTGCTAATAATTCTACTGCCTGTATAGGTGAAGAATCAAAAACTTGTTCCATTCTTTTATCACCTCTAGCTCTTTGTTTGGTAACATCAGCTTTTCTTGGTTGCATATAATCTGCAACTTCCTGCCAATGTGTTTCCCAATTTTGTCTTTGACCTTCAAGTTTTTCGTATCTTGATAATAAACTTTTTGATAAATCTGTTCTTGCCATTATTGTCCTAATAAACTTTTCTTGCCTAGTGTTATTGTTTCATCTTCTACACCTTTGGCACTTGTTATAATTGTAGATGATCTACCTTTGGCTTTTGTCTTTCTTGCATCATAACCATCCATAGAAGTTGCTTGTGATTGTGAAACTTCTGCTACAGTTGGTGCAACCATTACAGGTGCTGGTGCAGGTGGTGGGGTTGGTTTAAATACTCTTGCTACTGCTCCTCCCATAATTATTCTCCAAATGTTAATGATGATTTTGTTTCTTTAGTTTGTTTTACTTTAGCTTCTGGTTTTTTAACTTCATTTTCAAAAGTAATGTCATTACTATGATCTATTTTTTTTTCGTAAGTTCTTTTTTCTATTTCTACTTTTGGTTTTTTTTTAAATATCTTTTTAATCTTGTCAAACATTATGATCCTAATAAAGTTTTCTTTTCTGTTTCTGCTTCTTCTTCTACACCTAGTGGTGAAGTTAAAATTGTAGACTTACGACCTTTTCTTTTTCTTTCAATCGCAGCTTGTTCTGCCGCAATCCTATCTTTTTCCTCTTGCGAGACCTCACTTGATGGAGGTGGTGGTGCAGGTTGAACTGGCGGTAATGGTGGCATTTTTGGTGTTAAAAAACTCATAATTATATAATCCTGTAACTATTATCTGCTACACTTTGTGGAGCTGATTGTCTAGTATTAATTTCTTGTAGTCCAACTGCTAGGTAACGCATTGCATCACAAGCATGAGAACTCCAATCGTGTACAGGCTTTGATCTAAACATTCTGTTTTTATCAATATACTTCCTGTGGTAATGTCTTAACGCATCTATCAACTTTTTGCAATGGTCAGTATCAATGTAACATCTAGGTAAGATCATTGTGGTTGCGTGTATACCATCCTCTAGTGGAATTTTTGGAACGACTTTAAACCTTAATCCTAATTGGGTGGCGACCTCTCTCCGAGTTTTGCCATTGCCAAACTCTGTAACTTCAATGTCGTGTGGTGCAAAGTGATCTTTGTAGACATACTCTTTCTGATCAATCATCTTAATGTAGTATGGTAAACCTTGACCTTTCTCTTCGTGGTAATCTATTATATTAATGCTTCTCCCAAGTTGCTGATAGAATATTATACTACTGTGGTCGGAGACCCCAAGATCCCATGCGGTAGATACTGGTAAGGCAGGATCGTATGGAACTCTTGTAAGCTGTTTATCATCATCTAATTTTGCTATTACATCTCCATATACTGCACCTTCAATGTTTGCAATCCAATCACACTCAAACTCTTGGTTATACTTCTTCTCACCCATTACTTCTTTTGCCTTGACCAACTCATCATCATCTACGATCTTAGTGTCTGATGCTTTTGCTTTGTAGTTAAACCAATCTTCCGCACCTTGTGCGTGTTGGTACAACTCATAGAAGTTATTGTTCATTCCCATTGGTGTACCTATAAAGACACAGTAACCTTTACGATCTGATAATGCTGGTCTAATTATTTCTGGAAACAACTTACTGTTTACGTTTGCGTACTCATCAATTACGCAGCCATCTAAATATATTCCTCTTAACCCATCTGGGGATTCTGAGCCTAGCAAGGTGATACGAGATCCATTAGGTAGATCAACTCTTAGTTCTGTTTCGTTAAACTTGGTGTGGGGTATCTTGGCGGTAAACTGTTTCATGTAATCCCATGCAATAGACTTTGCTTGTTTAAAGGTGGGTGCAATGTAGGCGAACCTAGGGTTACTAAGTTTGGACAGTAATGCTGACCTAATTAAGTGGTTGATCATGCAAACTGTTTTGCCAAATCTTCTATGGCACACTAATACATTCCATCTGTGTTTATCTATCTGTCTGTGCAAGTGAGCTTGATGCTTCCTTGGTGTGTAAGGTATTTTAATATCCATGTTAATTGATTTTACTCCTTGAGTAAAACAAGACTTCATACCATCTATAGGTTGGTAATCAAAACCCATATTGAGCATAGCATAACTAATAAATAATTCAGATGCTAGTTTATTGGGAAAGCCATAAAACTTAATTATGACATTGTTTGTATCTTCTTCTATGTAAGCAACTGAATCTAAATCGTCTGCACTAAAGTAATCCATATACTACATGTAGTGGATTTTAAAAAAAATAAAATAGAAAAGATGTATGTGTATAAAGGTGTGGGTGGCTGTAAGGGTGTCCTCTGGTCCGGTGTAAATATATGTATATAACAGGCGGGTGCGTCTGGGGGTATAGGGGGGTCTAATTTTTAAAAAAAGAGGGTCTTACTCTATAATATATACGTTATAGATTAGCGATAAGAAAACGTTATCAGTAATAGTTATTAATTTATTAAATTGGTACTGTATATATAGGTTAGTATTACTGTCGTTTGTTTTAATGTGAGAAAAAAAATTGCTGCCTATGAATTGGAATAGGATCTTTTATTAACTTTCTTAATTATCTTTTAATAACTTTCAACACCTTACATAATACATTAGAACAATTATAAACTGTAAATATACAACACTTGTTGCAATAATATCACACACAATAATAATTAAATTAATTTATATATTGCCTCAATCTTAACATAATTCACATATATGTTTTAGATATGATTAAAAAAATATACTTAAATAAAATGGCACAAAAAATGTTATTTGGATATTTAGAGGGTGTTGATTGGCACATAGATTTGTGCGTTTCAAATCCAAATCCAAAAAGATCTCCAACTGATGATTATATTTTGATGACAGAAAAAGAACAAAATAGAATTTATGATAAAGTTATAGATTGTATTAATAATTATAAAAATAAATATAATGGCAAATTTTCTGAAATAGAAATAGATGATGAAATAGCTTTTTACTTATCATCTAATGCAGATAGTCAAGCTGATTTAATAAACTCTGAAGTTTTATCTGAGGAAAATGTTGAAGAAATTTTTGAGGAATATTGGTGTTATAAATCTAATAAACAAAAAACAAGAATTAAAGCAAATAAAGAAAATTTATATAAAGAGTATAAATTGGCACAAAAACAACTAATTAAATTAAGTAAATTACATGCCTAATTTTAGACACAAATATAACTATAATAAAAACAACTGAAAGGAAACAAATGAACAAAGAACAAAAACAAATAAAAAAAGTAATTGATGAAGCATTTAGTCAATTACATGTTTTAAGCAATATTACATGGACACCATATCGTGATGAGATATTCAACATGAATAAAAAAGATGAAAAAAGACACAGGTACAATAGACCCTCAAGCGACTTTGAAGCGTCAATAAATGATTGTGCAAAGATGTTCACAGTAAAACATATTGCAGAAAGTTTATTAAATGTTGAGAAATGGAAAGTAAAAGATTTATTAAGAATTAAAAAATCTTGCTTGTATTCTCAATCGGTTGTTGAAAATTACAGAGATAAAATTGTTGAAGCGTGGAAAGATCAAGATTTAAAAGAATTAGCTAGTCTTGATTATATATCTCTAATTGATTGGAAACATCACACAGAAATACTAGAAAGAAGATCAGCATAATTAAATAAATAGAAAGGAAACAATGACAAAATACAACGATTATAAAATAGATAAATCAAATAAAAAAATAAATATAACTTTTTCATTAAATGAACTTTATGAATTAATGACAGCTGTAAATTTTTATAGATCAAAAAATGGTGAAGTTATTAGATATGGTCAAAGAAATGAATATGGTAGATATAATGCCGGTTATATTTTAGATCAATATTTAAACAGGGTAATTGTTCATCACGAAAAAGAAAACACAGAAAGCGAGGAATAAATGAAAGTTAAGGAATTAATAAAAAAATTAAAATCTTGTGATCAAAATAAAGATTTAAGATTTTATTATTTAAAAAATAATACTTTAAATGGTTGTCAATATGAAACAATAATTGAAATTGATGAATTTGACAAAGAGCAAAATAGGGTAGAATTAACAATTCAAGATGATACAGAAAGCGAGGAATAAATGAAAACTTATGACATTAAAATTACTTTTAAATCTAAATGTAGCAAGGAAGATTTAATAGATGTTGATGATTTAATTTATAAATTTATCAAAGAAAATTTTTGGAATGTAGAAAATTTTAAATACGAAAAAGAAAGCGAGGAATAAATGAGAATAAATAGACCAATAGACTATATTGAAGTTGAAAAAAGACTTAAAGAAAATTTTAGTATAGATACTGATTATGATACATTTCATAAAATTAATGGAAAAATAGTTATTCATTTTTGGGATAAAGAATATTTAAAAAATCAAAAACAGAAAGCGAGGAATAATGGAAAATCAAATACCTTGTAATAATTGTGATTGGTTAGAAAATGAAAGCGAGTTAATTGAAACATTTGATAATCAATTATTATGTTCACCTTGTTATATAAAAAAAGAATTTAACACAGAAAGCGAGGAATAAATATGAGTGATGATAGTAGTAAAATAACTAAAATAATCAATGGTTTCAACGATTATTTAAAAAAAATAAATAAAGAGATAGAAATGGAAGACCACAGTTTAGCCATACATTATGATTATGATATTGTACCTTTGCCAGATGATATAATTGACAAAGCAAATGAAAGGGAAAAATAAAATGAAAATTAATTTACATGAATTAGAACATATAAAAATAGCTTTATATAGATTAAAAAAAGATTCTACTTTAAGCGATAAATATAAAAATGAAATAGCAAATTTATATAAACAAATATCTAAATTTTCTATAATTGAGCAAGAAAAAGTAAAAGTAAATATTGAAGTAAAAGATAATGAATAAACAACTACAACAACAACAAAATTTAAAACAACTTATGAGATTAACACTCATAAATATTTTAAATGCTAAAGGTGTAATATACACCTATTATAAAAACCAACAAGAAAAGGAACTAAATGCCAAAGAAAATAAAAACATCAGCATCAGCAAATGCTCATTATGAAAATGAAGAACATAGAGTTTATGCTTTTCATAATATAATGTTTAATTTTATCTTATACATTAATGCTAAAACAGCAGATGATGCTATGGAAAAATTTGATCAATGTTGTATGGCTCACAGAGATCATTGGAAAGTAATGGTAGAATTAAAAGAACAACCAACACAAAATTAATCTTTATTATCAGAGGGTATATCAATTATATCCTCTGATACATCAATCAAATCATCTTTGTTATCTTCCCAACTAATTTTAATTGATTGATCAGTTTTTACATTTTGAACCTTATTATCAGAATACAGATCAGTTAATTTGTTAGCAAGAAAGGTAATAAATTTAGTTTTTTCTCTGATCCATAGTATCTGATTAGGATTTTCTATTTCTTGATATTGAAAGACTTGCAACAGTTTATCTATTAAAGTCTGTATTCCATTTTTTCTAGCTTCAGTTATTCTGTCATTCATGCTTGGATTTTTTTTTAAGAAATGATAAAATTTCATCAAGCTGAACTCGTACTGTTTTTCCTCTAGTATTTCGGTAAGAGTTAAACCTCTCGTTAGTTTTTCGCAGATTGTATCGGCTTGGTTCGTTGTTATCAATTCTGACTTTGACTTTGTTGTAATAGTATTCTTTGAGTTGGTCATCTGTATAGTTCCTAAATTGTTGTAGTTTACTTAATTGTTTTATCCTCGTTTCATCTGTGTATTTAGCTTTTCTAAACCCCTTAACATTTTGATAGCCATGATATTTACAGTAATATGTACCATTTGCAAGTTCATAACCTTTCATTCTACAAGGTATGAGTTTTCCCTCACGTCTACCAGCACGTGTAAAGCCTTGACAAAAGACTTTTCGCATAGGTCTACCTACCATGACAATATCTCTATTGTAATGCAATGGAGATAGAGCATTAGATACTTTCCAATTTCTTCTTTAGCTGGATAGCTAGTTTAAATTTACCTCGTAATCTACATTTTAATATTAAATCTTTTATCCTAAATATTAATCTGCCTTTCTCTGTCATTTCTTGGGTCTACCTTTATAGTCTAAATTATTTCTTTTATTGAACGCAACCTTTTCTCTGTATCTCGGATTGCTATTCTTACTTATCTTGGTTAGTTCATTAATTATTTTTTGAGGATGTACATAGGTTGCCTTACTTTCACGATCCAATTCAGCTTTCTTCTCTTTAGCTAACTTTACATAGTATGGATTTTTAGTATCTGAATTAAGGTCTGACAGGGGGAGCTTTGATAAGTTTAATATTAAACTATCCATATTACCTCTATTATCTCTAATAATATTTTCTATATTATTTCCTTTATTTAATGTATTAATGTCTTCTACTAATACTGCTCTTTTATATACATTAGAGTGCTCTTTTTTATACTTCTTATTCTCATTAGTGTATATAATTGAGCTATCTGATTCAGTTTTAAGGAATAATTGGTTAATTTTATAGGTTTTACCGGACCTACCACGTACAGTTGATATAACGTGCAATTTTTCTAAAGTATCAAGGGTACGTCTGACAGTTATACGTGATAATTTGGTTTCTTTTACAACAGTAGAATAACGCAGACCACACTCATAGTTATTCTTTTTCCATGCGTGTTTCATTAAAGATAAATAGCAGTTCAAACAGTTAGATTTTTTAGTACCACTTAATTTGTCAAGGTGTCCATAAAGTTTGTAAGTTATATGTAAAAAAGCACGAGTATTATTCATGGCTGCAAAATTTCCTATGATTGTGTTGGAGGTCTAGCAAGATGGCAACCCATTGATCCTCATTCATCAACTCAAAGTCTGTCTGAGAGCTTGTTATACGCTTGATCCTAAAGGTTAGGGTGGTGTCGGTCAAATTCTTATAGAACACTAAAAAACAAGGTATATTTAGGCGACTAGCGACTATCTTTGAGAGGGTTGTTGCCTTATATTTCTGTCCTTTGTCAAAACAGGTTTCAATTATAGCTAAAGGTTCATAGCAACGAGGACAACACTCAATACTGTCAATATCAATCATGGCAATGCCATCATATTTTCTATGCCAATCGTTATAATCGCCATTAGAAAATGCGTAGGTTTGTCTAGCCATTGTTAATTATGTAGTCTTTCTTTTCTTGGTGTAAATTTTAT